GAACAGCGCCAGTTATAGTAACGCTTCCTGCACTAGCCCTCATAAGAGGCAAAGGTATTACCTGAACTGTATCTAAATCAACTGTAGGAAATGTAACCTCTGCCTCTTCTATAAACTTATCTGGCCGTGGGTTAAGAAGAGATTGCGGATCATCTATCCTAACCCTGCCAAGAAAGTTTTGTGGCTGATCAGGATCGACCACATCGTAGCCCACACGAAAACCGTTTTTAACGCCGTTTTCATACTCGTCAACAAGCTGATCCAGAGGATATCTGAATCCTGTTTTGTCGCAAAAACCAAATGCGTGTTTGCCTCTAGCGTTTGTCATTATTAACCGGCTCTACCAAACCTCTTGCCTCTGGTCGCTGCACCAGCCCCACGAACAGTGCCGCCCTTTGACCTCTTCATAGCCCCGCCTTTTTTCATGCCTTTTTTCTTCATGGCTCCACCACCTGCTTTGCGAGCGGTGATACCCGGCTTAACCTTTTTGGCTGTGATTCCGGGCCTAGACGGCTTTGGCTTTGAGGCAGGCTTTTTAGGCGCTGCATCAGCCGCTCTACGCTGCCTGTTGACCTCACCAAGATTAGACAAACGAGTAGCTACCCTAGCTCTTTTCTCTGCCTGCTCAGGAAGATCAGCGCCTTTTCTTTTTCTAATTTGTACATTGGGATTGCTCTTGGCAATTTTCTTAGCTTTTTTCGCAGCTGTATCACCTCGCAAAGCTGCCATTTGAGGCTTAGTCATGCCCTTGTATGGATTTGATGACTTTGTACCAGCAGCAGTTGGCATCTTAATGCTTTGACCAACTCTTATCATATTTGCATTTTTGATTCCGGGGTTGGCTGCCATCAAAGACTTTAGGGTAACACCCTTAGACTTAGCAATCTGAGAAAGAGTATCGCCAGACTTGACCTTTACAGCCCCGCCTTTAGCCATTCCTTTGGATTTCATCATGCCACCCTTGGCATACCCCTTCTTCATCATACCGCCTTTTTTCATACCCTTTTTCTTCATAGAGCCACCCATAGCGTAGCCCTTCTTCTTCATCATACCGCCGCCCTTCATCTTGCCTTTGCCATCAGCAGCAAAGAACGGGACTTTCTTACCATCCTTTTCAACCATCTTGAGCTTACCGCCTGCGGCCATGCCCTTCTTTTTCATAGCGCCGCCCATGGCGTAACCTTTTTTCTTCATGGCTCCGCCCTTGCGATAGCCTTTTTTCTTCATAGCCATTTTAGCCTCCTGCGTAGAATGTGTTGTATGGCACGAACTTGATAGATGATGAGTCTGTATCTTCGTTTGCCGCTAGTTCAAACTGAAACTCATACTCTTGTTTAAGCGGTGCCACACGGCCCGCCACTTCAGGCTTCTTCATCGCAATGTAGTAAGCCAACCCAGCCGCAAGACAAGGAACAAACCTTGGCGGCATATCTGCTGTAGTTCCGATACCAGAAGAAACTCCTGATATACCCTTCAACCTATAATAAAAAAGTGTATATGTGCTAACATCAGGAACGGGCCACAGAGTGGCTGTAACGGAAGTTGCCTGTCTATCTACATAAATCTGTGTTGGCCTGCCCTGAGTGTTCTTAGAACTCTGCTTTGCATACGTTGAAACACTTACGCGAGTCACGTTTGTATCTGTCTGACTTGTGCCGGTGCCTGTCCTGATCTGATGCTCTATCAGGTCTATTGTATCGGTAGGCATCGTGTATGTTTCTGTGCCAGCAGTAAGAGCCTGCGTTCCAGACTCTATGGTCCACAGGTTCAAGCCTCTATTTTGCCACTCCAATGTTAGCAAGTTTAGGCTTCTTCTGGCTGTTTTAAGATCGTAACCAGTAGTCATCTGAAGGCCAGCCCTCTCAAAAGCCTCTTCAAATATTTCAGGAAGATCTGGCGTTACTACTGACATTACTTAACCTTTCTATGGCCCTTGGTCTTCGCAGCTATTTTTTTCGGCTGCTTGGAAAACTGTTTACCGGACTTAGTAGCCTTCCTTTTGGCTCTTGTGGTCGCCGCGTACTCCTTCGATGAGAGCGACTTAATAGCTGAAGACGGTAGATATCTTTCCCCGGTTGCTTTTGGACCCTGCGTGGACGGTTTGCCACTTTTGGTTCTCCATTTTTGCTTTGTCCAAGACTTCAGGCTTCTTTGTGATTTCTTTAGAGGCATATTACTCCCTCGACTTCTTTATGGCTTCTAGTGTTTCCCTAACAGTAGGCGGCTTCTTCTTGTTAGGGTCATACTTACATTGTATTTCCCTTGGGAAATACTCAATAGGGTCTAGCCAAACACTATCAACGGTATTATTGGGTCCATGATATATACATACTCTCTGTTCGTCTATTATATCACAACCCTTCAGACGACAGGTTACATACTCTGGATTAGCTATCGCATTAGCTACGGTTGTCTTTAAGAACATTACAAACCCGACCAATATACCAGTGCCGATCATAACCATAAAAATCCACGCCACCACCTCTACAAATTTACGGCGTCTTTGTCTCTGTTTGTATAGAGTTTCTTGGCGTTGTTTGCGGATAGACCCTTCCATTTTTACGAGTTCGTCCCACTTGGACCTGCCCATAGTCATGCCAATCCACTGCTGTAACTCATATCTTTGTTGTTGAGCTTTCTGCTTCGCGGCAAATGTTTCTATGGCTTCTTGCTCTACAGACTTACCTGCAAACAGTTTTTTAAATATGGGTGGATTTTTGGCTTCTTTTTCAAGCATGTCCAAGTCGGACATTGCACCCATCCAACGAGACAGGTCTGAGGCCATAGACTCAATGTCACGGCCTATTTGAAAACCTTTTTTAATAGCACCAAACGCTGCTGATGCTGTAGCCATTGCAGATACTGGGTCCATCAGTAAAGCCTTATATCCTCACCCACCATTTTAGGTAGACAATAAGAAGTTATCTTCTCTCCCTGTTTATGTAATTTTTGAGCAAAATAAACACATTCGTTTAAATCTTTAAAATACATATCATTACTAACAAGCGTTAGTTCTTGTAACCTCCTCCAGCCTTTTTATAAGCAGACGCAACCATTTGAGCTTTTCTCGCTGACCATTGGCCCGGAGCGCCACCCTTTCCGCCAGCTTTGATCCTATTAAAGATCCTCTTTCTCATGCTCGGCTTGGTATAATTGCCAGCTTTATTAACAGTAGATTTTGTTTTTCCACCGCCACTCATAGCTATAGGTTTTTTGCTCTTGTTTTTACAGAGCATTTTTGCTGCCTTCATTAGAAACTCCTATGCTCTCCTGTTTAACTTCCTTGCAGTGCTGGTTCTCTTGAAAGACCTGTTTTTAGATGCTGGTACAGCCTTTAAATTTGACCTTCTGTTGTCTCTAGGATTCCCATTCCTGTGAGCAACATCTTTCCCATCACCCTTTTTAACTTTTCCAGCGGCAGTCATCTTGCGTCTTGCTGTATTTCTACCAGCCCTACTCTTCTTCTGAGTGGTTGTTGACTGGTAGTTCTTATACTCAGATCTGTAATTGCGCTTACCGCTGGGTGCCACGAGTCTTTCCCCTTGTAGCCAAGCCATCTATAGAGCGGGTGCGCTTTGACTTAACCACCTCACCACCGCCAGACATTCTATCTGCTCCAGCCATGCCTTCTGCTTTCATGGCATCAGATCCTTTTTTCTTATTTTGTTTTTGTGCTTCAGAAGCAAGCAACCCAAGAACACCCATTCCCTTACCGCCTCTAACAGCCCTGCCAATCGGACCTTTGCCTTTAGCAATGCTGTATGCTGGAGAAAAAGTTTCTAAAAAACCACCAATGTTTTTCTTCTTCATCCTATTCCCCTTTAACTGCTGCTGCATGGAAGTTCGCGATATTGTCATCGTAGTTTCTCCCTGTGAACTCTTCCCACATTGGCTTCAACATACTGTGAAGCTCATCAATCTTCTGGCTATTGTCATCGATCTTCAAAGACATGACAGCAACGCTCTTATCTACACCTATTAGAGTGGACGATATCCAAGTTACCCCTGTGGCGCATATGCCAACAAAAGACACAAACAAAGTTCCAGCTATAAATTTAGAACTCAACATTTCCATCTCTTCCTAGCCTGCCGCAACCTGCTATTTGGATTCTTTGCTGCTTTAGGGAACTGCTTCATCTGACCAGCAGAACGGGCGCAGAAAGATTTCCTACGCTTCGCTGCTGCACTTCCGGGTTTTACCTTGCCTGTAACCGCTGTCTTGAGCTTGCTGCCGGGATTTTTACGCCTGTAAGCAGCAACACCAGCCTTAGTCATGCCAGCGCCTGACTTGGTGGATCGGAAGTTCTTCTTGTTTCTGGGGGGCATCTTAGCCTTACGCTCTGCCATAATAACCCCTATGAGAGAAACACCGTCACACTAGAGCAAGCTGTCAGATCTAAATACACATCTGTATTGAACAATATTCCGTTATCAGGAATGTTTACAGAGAATGTACTTCCAGTGCCAAAAGCAAGATCAAGCATCGTTGTGCCACCAGAGCCGCCATCTTTCAAAACGACCTGTGGGCTTCCTGACCCCGCTGTTACCACTTGGATCTGACGCACCCTAGCGCGACCATTAAAAACAGTCGCATCTGCCGTTTTTGTTACCGCGAATACATCAGAGGTTGACATTGTGACCCCCTACTAGCTTGCTACATCATAACCAGTAATTTCAATCAAGAAACGACCAGCAGTGTATGTGGCATCACCTGTGCCTTGGCTAACAAGATAAAGGTACTGATCCGCTGCAATATCACCACCAGCGGTAAATGTTCCAGCAGCTTGTGTTCCGCCATTAATGATAGATGTCTCTGTAAGATCACCAATAGCAGTGTCATTGACGC